GCTATGGAACTGATGAAGTTTGCTCAAAGGTATCCAGCTCTAGTTAAGTCAAACACCTTGTCGAGCTCGTTTAAGTCTAGGCAATCTTATGAACAGAAATTAATTGCGGGGCTTAAGTTTAACGACGCTCTTACCCCTGAATTAAATGAGAGATTCTTTGACGATATTGCCTAGACTCTCCATACACGGATGCCCCGCACCCCGTCTTCTATAACTATTTTAGTAACCACTTGGTACTTGTGTTTATTAGTTTCAGTTAATATAGCTAGTCGGGCTTGCGGAGGCTTAAGGCAGGGGATAAAGAAAGATGCCCCCGCCCTAAACGCTTTCCAGTTAATCTGGTAGTCCAGCTTCTCCACTTTCATTTAACTCTTCCGCTAGAGGAACAAAAATCTTTGCATCCAATCGACCACCAAACTCTGGGTGAGCTGTGTCAAATACTACGCACCTCGTAGCTGTACTAGCCCCCATAAAACCTTTACCTAAGTGAAAGTTCTTAGTCTCTAATATCATGCCCTGTTCTGTTAGCTCCTCAACAAAAGACTTATAATCAATCCCGTTTTTAAGGAAGTCCTCACGTAGCCTACTTACTGACACGTACATCTTGTTTGTATCAGGCTCAATCCGAATATATAAACTGCCTCGGGGTTCTAGCAAAGGTGCTTTAACCCTACCCGCACGCCTATCGATTCCGCTATCTACCACTAGGGTGTGAATCAAGTTACGGTTTATAAACTCCCCGATGTTGCCTGCGTTTGTATCAAGGGGCGCAATGGTATCATCTCGCATAGTTGTAAGTATGGGCGCAGTGCTTTGGTATATACGCTTCATATCAAAATTTATAATACCCAGCTCGGTAGCAATCATACCCGCGGTGATGTTAGCCGCAATAATAGCGGACCAGTTTCTTTCTCGTTGAGTAAGGTTAAGCTCTGAGTCTATCTTTTTTTGTACGCCTTTAATACGCTCTTTGACAGCATCTAAATTGGCTATAACATGTTGCATGAAGGGCACAATGGCGTGTCCGTAATTCGCATTTAACTGGTGGTCAAACATCTCTTTACCCTCTGCTGTACTTACAACGCTAACGTCTTGGTACTCTATAACAAACTCGATTATCCGCATCAGCTCCCCATCTGGTACTCCCTTTAGGCCCTGTAGCTTTTGGTAGAACGAAGTGTTGGATGTGGTTAGCGTTATGGTTCTCCAAGTAGTAAGGTTCTTACGGTTGGCATTAACAGTCGCTTGCCCTCTCTCTTTACCCTTACCCTGTGAACAAGCGTAGGCAAATCTACCTACCTCCTTGTCTTCCATGTTAGTGAGCTCGTCCATAGTGTTTACTATACTGTTGAAAACCCCCAGCTTATTTATCCTGCCTACCATTGTGTCGTCTGGAGTGCCCAGTAACTGCTCGGGGTCCCCACATATACTGTTTGCCATACGTAACACTGTAGTCTTTCCAGTACCTGCATGTTTATGCACAAGGTTAATCAATGCTCCTTTCTGCCCAGTAAGTTTAAGTAACGGAGCCCCGAAGCCACTCAATGCAGCGAATGCTTGTACCTCTAACCCGGGCCTGTTGTAAATATTAAAAACCTCTTGCCACTTCTCATACGTGCCCCGTGGTGTAAAGTGCGGCGCATATGACTCGGTTATGCTTGACGCTGGGGAATGGTAACAACCATCTACCGTTACCTCTCGTTCTCCGACAATAAACTTAGTGTCGTTGTCGGCCCATCCTAGTTGTACTCTCATAAGTTTTGCCTTTTTTGTATCCTGCATTTCTAAAATTGAATTAACTACATAGTCCGCAAGTAGTTTCTGTTGTACTCGATGTCCAATAATCCCGTACTTAGCCAGCCGCTGTTGTAGTTCTCTTTGCCCTAGGCAATCAAACTTAACCGTGAACTCCCGTGTTCCATTGTGTGCAGTATGCACCTTGAATACACCAACATCGCCGTCTTCTGGGTCGACCATAACTTGATCTAGATAAAAGTCGTAGCGGTACACGAGCTCAACATCTTCACTACCCGTAAAGTACACCCCGCCTTTCTCGCCTAGGGCGTAGCCAAGAGGATACTTGTTAACCGCGACCGACTTAGTAGGTAGAAGAACCTTACCTAAACTTATAGGACTAGTAACCTTCCCCTTGTGGAGGCAGCCATCGCACCCGCCTTGGTTATTTTTCTCGAACTCTAGGCAAGAATGTGGTCCTTTAATGCCTACAATCTTTCTCTCCACTGCATTGTGGTTATAGTCTGGGTGGCCCGCCGAAAGTTTATGTATAGCTAAATCCCCATCCTCGCAATGCTTTGCTATAGACAGAGAGTTAAACCATCGGGGCTCGGACAAAGTAGTCCTGTTACGTAAGCAATCCCGTAGCTGTAGGCACGAGTCCTTCCTAACTAGAATCCTTTTAAAACTATTGTCCGTGTTCTGGTCTAGTAGCTTTTGAAGGACAGACAACTCGCGCTTAGGTTTAGGGGCTTCAACTGCATCTGAGTCGACCCCCAATATTTCTCGTAAGCTATCTGGTGTTACTCGCGCTTTGCTTGGGCGTAATACTTTTACTTCCTTTGCGGGTTGGGATTTTTGGTTAAAACTCCCCGGTACTCTCAATATACGAGACACATCAAACACACGGGGGTCAGCGTAGAACTTCTGGGTGACACAGACCTGTTTCAATCGGTCAGCGATAGGTGACCATCTGTCCCTAGGGACTTCTTCAGTCAACGCCCAATAGGCATGTAGCCCATTACCCGAGTCTATAATTGCAGGGATAGGTAAACCCACAGTATCGCAAAACTTTTTTAGGGCCTTACTAGCTGTGGCTTTATCAACATACCCTTTGGGTAACCCTGTAGACTCTTCTATTTCATTTGCCTTAGACTCTCCACAGTCTATATCTACCCAAACGGATTGGAGAGCTTCGGAATTATCAGAGGTTCTATTTTGATTTGTTTTAAACTTAGATAGGGCGAAGTAGACATGTTTGTTTTGCTGTACAAACTGTTCAACTATTGTATCTACTTCTGCCCTATCTTGGGTAAGCCTAGTATCTAAAGGGCCACCTTCAGCCATACCAACCACACAGTAGTAGCCGCCCGAAGGTACTACGTAGTCTATGAGGTTAAAGTCTTTCATAATTGGCGGTACTCCGCTATTAGCATAGTTATAGCATTAGTCATTCGACTAGAGGGCCTACTTGCACCAGAAAACCAATTGTAAACAGCCATTCGACTGACCCCTAGCTCAAGGGAAACTTTAACCACAGGCACTTCTTTACGGATGCACATGCGGCCTAGCTTCACCCCGAGATTGGTTTTATCGGCTTCCTTGTTCAGCCTAACGAGTCGTGTTGTATACCCGTAGCTCATTAGTCTTCCTCACTACCCCAAATATCTAGGATTTCCGATACCTCTTCATCTTCAGCAGGCGTAGGCTCCACAACTTTCTTTGTGCGCTTGACCGGCTCCTTTACAGCTTTCTTAGGCGGGGGAGAATCTGCAAACGGGTCCGCGTCAAGTTCGGCATCTGAACTAACTACCTTCTTAGCCACGGGTGTTACTTCTACCTCATCCACCTCATTAGGTTCTGCAAACATACTATTCGGATTGTCCGCAACGAAGCCGCCTTCCTCTTGCTCAAATGGTGAGGCAGGTTTGTACGGTACGTACTTTATAACTTGCACCCCGCGTAAGCGTAAGGACACACCAGTAGAGGCCATCTTATACGGAATCATCTCTAGGGCTGTGCTTACTGTGCTGCCTGTAGTAAGCATAAATCCTTCACCAAGGCGCTCGTTCTGGGCATCAAACTGCGGAGGGGATTCAGTTCTTTCTCCATTGTATGCCGCCTTCAAAACTGCCTTGCCTAGATAATTTCCATCCTCTTGTTTCTTGAAGGGCATCTCTAGCGTATCAGGCCAAGACTTATCGCGCTTAGAGGCATTTGTGTAAACCCCTTGCATAACGCTATAGAGCTCTTTGGCTTGGGCCTGTGTCATTAAGAAGTCCAGCTCATACTTAGCGCCGTCTTCTAGTGCATCACATGGAACGCTCTTTCCGTTCTTACCCGCGGTGTTATCAAACCGGTAAGGCTTGTCTAGTCGTGGGTATCGGGCTTCTACGTTCTTCATAATGTGAGTTTGATTAGCCATAAATAGTTCCTCGGTATCCTGTTCAAAAGGATTGGTTGAAGGGGATGCAGCTTTAATTAGCCTTTCCACTTTTGCTAGTTCTTCCTCGGCTAAAGGTCGAACTGGTTTAAAATAAATGCTGTTGTATCCGTTAGTCTCACTAAAGTAAATCTCTGTTAAGACTAGTCCTACTTCTTCTTTGTGCTGGGTTAAATACTCCGTGTAACTACGTAAGCTGTACTGGTTAACCTTCTTAGAAAATAAACTCTGACCAGTTAACCTTAAGCTACATACAATATTAGCCTCCGGTATCGCTAACTTAATTACGCTGAAAAACTTACAGGGTGCGCCACTACTGAACCCACCCCTTCTAATACTTTGCGAGCAGTCTGAACAACGGGCTGCTTGCGGCTCTGAAACTGCTGAGCTGGGAAACTTACCATCTCTGGACCAGCACACTTTCTGCTCACCTTTATAGTAGTTCCTAGACAATACCCCGCTACTTATTATTACCACTTCTACAGAGGGCAGAGTTTCTTTAGTGTCAGGGCGTATAAACAACCCATCCTGAGACTGCAACGTAATCATTTTTTAGTTGGTTTGCGTACTGATATAACAAACTTTCTGTTTATCTGAAGTCCGGCAGGGGACAAGTCAGGATGGTCTTCTAGAAATTCTTTCATGCTGCTGTTGGAAACTCTTTTCTCTAGTAAGTGCAGGGCATCATGCTCTTTTATAAACTTGTGCATTTGCTCCCAATCGCTGGTCCAGTAGTTTGCCTGTACCCTTCTTGTCACCGTACCGGTGTTTGACTTTACACTATCTAAACCTTGCTCCTCACATAGAGCTAAAAGATTTTCTGTGATTACTTCTTGCTGTGCTTTTATATCCTTAATCTCATCTTCTTTAACTTTAATAGCTTCACGCATCTTAATGTAGACGCTGGTAAGCTGGGCTGCTGTTTTCATATCGCTCTCCTCAATAGGGGGAAAGAAGTTTAACACTTAATATTACATTGTCAACCGCTTAGCTCCTGTCTGTACAAATCAATTATTTTAGCGTGGTTAGTAATGTTAGCTCTGAGCATCTTGTAGAGCCTACCTTCAACCTCACTCCCAGTAATATGCACAATCGTCATGGGGTTGTGCTGCCCCGGTCTATCTATGCGAGCGTTTGCCTGCAAGTAAGTCTCTACGCTAGTAACTGGAGCGTACCAAATAACTGTATTAGCCGCCGTTAAGGTAAGCCCATGAGAAGCTGCTTGCGGTTGGATAATAAGCACCTGCGTAGTATCTTTGTCTTGGAAGTCTTTAATTATCTGGTGTCGGCGGTTCACTGTTACCTTGCCAGATATAACATCGCAAGTTACTTTCTTCTTAGTTAAAAATTCTTGCAGTAAGTTTATCGTGTGAGTGAACGGCACAAATACTAATACCTTGTGCGAAGATTCCTTTATTACTTCCAGCACAACTTGAAGCCTATTGCTTACATCAAACTCGATGACTTCTTTAGTGTCCGTGTAGACCGCACCTCCTGATATTTGAAGTAGCTTGTTTATATTAGTGGCTGCGTTTACTGAAGTAACTTGCTCCCCACCTGCTTCCATTGTCATTTGCTTCTTGAGTAGCGTGTAGTACTTTAATTGTTGTGGTGTAAGCGCCGCGTACCTTTCTACTGAAGTAACTGGAGGTAGGTCTAAGCACTGGTCTTTCTCAAAACGGATAGCAGGTTGTAGTGCGTTGTGTACTACTGTGTCGGCTTCAGGTTTAGGGGACCACTTAAACTGTGTAACTCTGTACAGAACCTTGTCTCTAAACTGCCCGAAGTATCGCGGTACTTTATCAGGGCTAACTAACCTAGCCAGACCGAACGCATCAACTGGAGACTGCGCCGCTGGCGTACCGGTAAGCATCCAAAGCCAAGGTATACCCGCGCACAAGTCCCTGAGTATCTTCCACCGATCAGTCTGAGCATT